TAAATCATTCTTTTTTACAATCAAAATAATATAAATTGAAAACTTTTTTCTTTATTTTTTATTTTCACAGCTTCATACATTCAATTCAACATTTATCGATGCCGTCTTTTACCCCAGTTTCTCCCATTCGCGATTTCAAGGGCGACACGACCATCAATGTGCTTTCAACTCCAGCATTTTGTCCAACTCCTGCAGTCAACGCATTAAAACTTGAACCCATTGAACCCACACAGCTCTTCCCCCCCATTTCCATCCAACCAAATTCGCCCTCTTCATTGAACTTTGGTACTCCAGACTACAAGAGACATTTCTCAAGCTACCTTGAACCAACCCCACCACCAGCACCATCAGCACCCATTCCAATCAACGACTTGAAGTGGATGAACATGAAAGATTCGTCATCGTCATCTTCATCATCGTGGTCGTCATCATCTTGTTCATGCACACTTTTGTCCTCAAGCGAGAGTGATTTCAGCTCATCGTCATTTGATTCGTCATCATCGAGCGGTTTATCCACATCAGAATCCTCTGAATCGATTCAATTCAAGTGGAGTGCAACCCCTTGAAAATAAAACAAAAACAAAATCAAAAACAAAAACAAAATCAAAAACAAAATCAAAAACAAAATCAAAAACAAAATCAAAAACAAAATCAAAAACAAAATCAAAAACAAAATCAAAAACACAAAATCAAAAATGAAAACACAAAAATAAAAAACTTTTTTTATTCAAAATATGGAATCAAACCAACCAAAATAATAACGTGGTTGGTTTTTTTTATAAAGTTTTTTTATACTACCAGTTATAACTTCATATTCTTCTTCGGAATTATTTGATGCAATTACGTTATTTGCTGTCATTTTATTATTGTTATTATGAATTTCTAATGATGCACAAGTTTCTACAGAATCAATTTTATCTTCTTCCACCGTCGAACTTACAACATCTTGCACATGGACATTTGTCGTGGTCAACATCAAACTATCACATGTATTACATATATTATCAAGAACGGGTGTTGGTGATTGCATTTGAGTTTGCATTATAGAATTTTTTTGCGAATTATTAATCATCAAATGGGATGAAGTCAATATGTCCGCCAAGTCACTTAAATTTGTTTGAGTAACCTTGTGACATTGTTGCGTCGTTTTTATTGTATTCTTTACCATATTTTGTATACCCAACGTGTATCCAATAAACGCTGCAAGACAAATCATGCAAACGAATGTTTCAGAATCAATCTTCATGTTGGTGATATTCGGGTTCATTATTTTCACTTTTTCGTATTTATTTTCGTATAATAATAATAAATATTATTTTTTTAATATGTTTATTATTATGTTAATATTGTTATAAACTGAATATTATTGCAACAATATTAAAAAAAATTGAAATATAACTGTATAATTATACAGTTATCAACACAGAAATAACACGCCAATAATGGAAAGAAACGGTTGCAAATATTTGACAATTACGCCCATCAGCAAAGATATCAAAAACAAGGGATGCATCGACTATAATGAACAAGAAAAACGCACATCAACACTCGGGTACAAATGGTGTTGGGATGACAGTCAATATAACAAAGCAAAAATTGGAGAATATTTTGCATTTCTATTTTTCGAGAAACGTGTAATTATTCACAAGATTGAAAATATAAAACCGCCTTCAGAACGACTGGATAGTTGGTCACCAAATGTTACACAACGGAATAGACAAGTGTTGGAACTGTCCAAGCCATTGAAAGAACTCAGTTGGAGTGAATGGTTAGAGCTCGACGGTCTAAAATGCAAACAAGGAACATATACAACAAATACAATGTTAAAAATGCCACCGCTGTATAATATGTTAATGGAAATTGAAAAAGAAATCGAAACTCCAGAGCAACAATGTGCAAATGTTTAATAGTTAAAGTAAAAATCGTATATAATAAATTATTGCAATCATTACATAATAAGAACCTCCAATTATACATGAAATATTAAATCTATTTTTAGAATTTTTTTCCCATTCTAGTGCCTCTAAAAATGGGTCTGCAATTGTGAAATCATCATTGCATATTTTATTTTCAATCATACTTAATATGCACCCACCGAATACGAAAAACATGAAAAAAACAATAACTAGCAATGCAACCACACAGTTTACAATATACCGTGGTGCAAATAATGAAAGAATTACAAATGATATAGGGGTGCTTGTATGAAATGACCGCATTAAAATTCCAATCGACTTTTCAGACAATTTACTATTTTTACAATTATTTTTTATTATTTCAACTATTTCATTTCGTTTTTCTTTCGATAAAAAAACCATAATGTATATAAATATAATTTATTTATTTTTATTTATTTATTTATATTAACACAACAACACAATTTATACGAATGAACGATTTTAAAGAAATAATAAAGAAAAAAACTAAAAATAAATATAAAAATAAAAATAAAACTTGTGAAGAATCGGAAAAATATACTAAATGCGATTCACTCAATTCGCGCAAAATCCAAAACACTCAACTGCACAAGGATAAATTAAATTCAGCATTTAAAGAAAGCATTAAAGTAAACAAATGGTTTTATTTGTCGTTGGGTTTATGTTTTTACATGTTTAAACAAAGTAATCCAGATAACACATCATACATAATACTTGTAATATCATACATTTTTATAATGATGGCAGGGCATATAGCTCATCGCATTTCACACAATATAAATTTTACAGATGCTTACAATAAATATAAAAAGAATAATGTAAATCCGCGCATAGACAATATTTTATTAAAATTTTGCAGGTTTTTAGATTTTCATGCAATAACACACCACGACACGACAATAAATAAACAAACTGAAAATATTTTATATGAATTTATTAACAATGTGATAACACAAGGAGGAGCAATCATTATTTTTGTTAAACTTATTAATTATTTTATTGATTTTAGAGTTGTAATTCTATGGGCGCTAATGTATGCGACGACTCATAATATGAATTACCTGTTAACAAAACCGTCAACGCATCGCGACCATCACTTACACGATGATACAAATTATGGAATTGACATTGCCGATATTTTATTTGATACAAAACACGATTTGGATGATATTGAAACACATAACCATGTTTCAATAAATCTAATAATTATAACATTGGTTATTATATATTTTTACAAAAAATAAATTTATCATGTAATATTGTGTTTATGTTTTCCTGGCCTTGTGTCTAGAATTTACGACAGTGCCTGGTCCTCCAACGGCTAAACTGTGAGGTTTATAAAAAACTTGCGCATTATTTGTAAATAAACTCTGCATTGCCCCAACACCGCCAATCGCGCTTGAACTATATGGAAATGGAAACATCAATGTGAATTTCTGGTAGTACCCTTTATATGTTATACATATACTTTATAAATTAATAAAAAAATAATTTAATTATTCAAATATTTTTTTATTAATTTTACTCACTTCCATTTATATTTATAAAAATTCAATAGAATATAGCCCCGATTCATGTTTAGAACACTTTGCAATAATTTGGGGATTTGACGAGTTTTCAATCACATCTTCATGTTTGTAAACATTATTTTTAGAATCTATAAAATATTCAATTCCTTTGATATTCTGAACCCAGACATTAACATTTTGTTGTGACACTTTAATTGCTGACGAACTTACATTTGCAGCATCATCCATTATACTATTGGGCACACCTTTTGTATGCGTTCCGCAGTAATCGCACCCCACCTTTTTTTTCCTGGTGCACTGTTCACCATTTGCTCGCTTTGCATGACACCGATGTTGAGCAGGAACAATATTCTTCACACGTTTTCGTTTCATAAAATCTTCCTTTGTGAGTTTGAGTTTTTCATAGTCGTAAACAAATGACACGATTTGCTTGAATAAACCATCAACTTTTTGCGTTTGTTGTTGGTATTGGTCTTTATCTTTACTTTCGACGGAATTATGTTTCGCATTTGAAACTGCGGAAACCGCCACATTCAAGTCTCGCAATTTTGAAGCAAGTTCATCTTTCAAAGCAATAATATATGAATCTAATTTCGCTCCAATTCGACGCTCCATTTGTAGTTTTGTATGTTGTGGATGTGGATGTTAATTATATAAATGTGAGTCTTTATTTCAATTTTTTAATTAATTAAATATAATATTATAATAATATAATATATGATTATGACTACATGTTCCCAACATGACTTGGACTTGTAGATGCATTGTCACTTGGATTAGGTTGAACATTAATTTGATTTTCTAAATCTTTGTCTTCCGGAATATCTATAATTAAACTTACATTATTACTGCCATTCTTATTGTTATTATTATCATCTTGTGGATGGGATAACGGAGGCAAATGTAGTTTGAATGGCGGCGTCGTTGTCTTTATATGTGCGGGTGTAGTTGCCGTTACATTATCATCATATGATAATTTCGCACTAACAATATATTTTTGGGGAGTGGATATTGATGGCGTTGATGGCGTTTTTATAGCAATTTCGTTTTGGGTTTCAAACTTTGAATTGCCATAATCATTATTTCCAAATCCGCCACCTCCAAATCCGCCTCCGCCGCCTCCAAATCCGCCTCCGCCGCCCACACTATTTCCACCACGAATTGAGTGTGACAAAGATGCAAGTGCTTCATCTTCCAGAGAATTAATATTTATTTTTACTTCACTAAGTCCATTTACAAAATTCGGTTTTTTTACATTGTTATATTTTCCATATTTTACATTATACTCTTTTATAATTTCCCTATCAATAATAGGACTAATGTCTTGTAAATTCTTAATATCAGTTTTTATGATTGTAAGCATATCTTTCGCAGTTTGGCGTTGTTCCCTGCAGAGAGAAAGTTCAATTTGAATCTTCTTATTTATTTGCGTGTATTGTAATGCACATAACCTGTGCGCTTCCGCACGTTTTCCAAGCTGAAAATAAGAATCAACGGATTTGATAATTCCAACAAACACGCTTCCAATGCCAAGTATAATATTCATTTTATCATAATTCAAATCAATGCCGGTTATAAAACCAATTCCGCTGCTTAAAATAATTACCGGAATATTTATATAATTCGAAAGCAAATTATATTTTTCATATGATGCAAGATGTAGTATTCCCAAACTTTCACATTCTTCCGCAGATTGAGCTAAAAGTTGTTCTAAATCTCGGTTATAATTTATTGATTCCATTATTATTTTTTTATTTTGTATTTTGGTTTTATTTATATACAATGTATGTAATATTATTTTTATAACTATAAAAATAATAGTAAGATAACTAAAATAATAACTATGATAAATGACAGTATTAAATACCATCAAGCGGTGATTCAACTCTAGACGGTAGTACAACCCAAAATATAACCAGAGCATTCCAAAATGTCAAATAGTTTGCATATAAACTAGGGTCTATTCCTGAAAAATTCATAATTGTTGTTACAACATAATCAAAAACAATCGCAGCACCAATTACAACTAATTTTAATTTTAAAGATACCATTATTCTTTGAATGTATTATTAATTATATAATTGTTATTAATATATTACTATAATATAATTATTTTATAATTAAAATCGTGCGATTTTATTTATAAAATAATCATTACTTTAAATTAAGTAATTAAATATTTATTTTATGTTGTATTCGGTATAATCCACATTATATTTTTCAGGAATGCTGCTTGTTTCAATCATATGATAAGACAAAATGGATGAATGATTATAATTTTTGAAAAACCATTCTACAGTATTCACAGCGATTCTTTTTTTTTTATTGTCGTCGCCAACATCGTTGTCGTCGTCAATGGATACAAAATATAAACCACTGTATGCCGTATCATAATTTTCCGTCCAGTTTCCATTAGAATCTCGAAGTGCAAGTAACTTTCGAACAGATTCGTCTGTTTTTGCAACTTCTTGAGAGATTTGCGAATTATCAGGAATTCCTGATTTCAAAAATACATTCATTTTACCTACGAATAAGACCGACCTAAGAACGCCCCCCTCAACATATTTACCATATTTCCCTATAGTTAATGCAGTCCCGTCATATAGTTCGAATGGTTTATTATCGTGTGTATAACAGGCATACTTCATTGAAGATAAAAAATTTGTTCCTACATAAAATGGACCAAATGAGCTTTTTAATGGCGCCTTTAATAACCCAAAAAAAGCCAAATATGTGATTTTTTGATACTGGTCTCCATAGTAACATATTACCGGTGTTTCTATCAACTGGCTCTTGCAATCATATAACCGCATAATTGCAGGATTTCTTATAAAGAGGTCGGTTGCACGTTTATCGACATCGACATACAAGACTTTTTTAAAATTTACAATTTCACTTGTAACCGTCCACCACAAATCGTCGTCAGAAATTGAAAGTTTATGAGGGAATTTAAGTTTTCTAAAATATTTATGAAAAAAGAAATAAACATCATTACCTTTTTTTAAATTCCCTCTATATTTCAAAACTTCATTATCTTCAACTATAACTGTTGAAAGATGATTTTTTGCTTGGTCAAGCGCCGTTCGTTTTGATGGAGCATATTTTACACTTGGGAATTCAAACTGTTGTTTTTTTGACTTCTTATTATAACAATACTTCATCATATATTCAATGAATGGCAGCTCACACGATGTATTAATTTGATAAATACAAATGTAAAGCATCGCTTCTTCTCCGTGGGCGTCAATGTCGAGTTCATCAACGTCTTTTTTGAGGGTGGATGCAAATGGATAAATATCACAATCGCCACTGTCTTCCTCGTCGCCGTTTGTTTCACTGCCGCTTCCATTTGAAAATTCATATGCACCCGTGTCACCCAATTTGTCTAAACTATATTGCAGTGATAACTCATTACTATTTGCATAATCATGATTGTATTTTTTATTTTTATTTATTTTTTTATTGTCTGTATCATTTTTTCGTGAAGACTTTCCAGGCAACATGTTTTATTTATTATATTAATCATATAATAAATAATTGTTTATACACTATTTATTAATCTTATCTCATTTTTTCTTTTCGGTGGATGTAATAAATATTACAGTTTTTTTCGACGTATCGATTCTTTTATTTTTTCTTCTCTCGTTTCCATTAAAAAATCTCCAACTTTTTGCGCTTGATTCTGGTCATTTTGGTAAAATTTCAACAGAGCATTCATAAGAGTATTTTTATTCAAAGGCGCTTTTACTTTTGTTGTTGAGTATATAAGTTGCCCACCATTTATGTCGAAACAATCAATTTCATTGTCCTTCATGATGTGCAATAATTTATCTGTAACGTCTTTCTTTTTATCTTTTCTCTCCTTAATTTCTTTTTGAAACTCTTTTATTTCATTGTCCATTTGTATCCACGCTTTAACATTTTTTACGAGTTGTTCTTTTGTGTTTGCATCTGTTACAGACATATTTTATTATTTATATATACATCTATGTGAATATCCTTTTATTATGTTTATTAAAATCATTAAATAAACATAACTAATTTATATAGAATAAATAACACATTTAACATATAAATACATTATCATACATATATATAACCAATTACATTAACCAATACAAGAAGACAAATACACAAACAAACGAAATGATAGAAATTGTATCAGCAAGCATAGCAATATCAGTTTTTTTTATTGTAGCGTGCGGGAGTTTCTATTTAAAAGATAAATATTATAGGAACAACTATTATAATACAAAACCGCATCATCATTATCAACAACCACTTAATGACAGCAATTATTTAGAAAGGGTGTAACAATAACTATATTTAATTGACTATGATGTGGGTCTTGGTACATACCATGGAAGAGCGTCTAGCTCAGCAGTAGTGAAGCCTGCTGCCTGCAGCTCACTATAAGTGTAGCCACCGTCGCCAGGAAGAGTCACCATTTCAGTTGCGACATAGCCACCAGACTTTAACTCAGTTGCTGTAAAACCTTTAGACTTCAACTGTGCCGCAGTATATTTATTATTCCTTAATTCTTGGACAAGTGTAACAAAATATGTTAAATGACTGTGGTTTAATGGTATATCAGCAAGATTTGTCGGTGTCAGTTTATTGCCAAATTTAATAGAATAAAGTCCATTTACATGTTTATATCCTTGTTCTTCAGTAGGTAACATGGGAACAAGGTCATAATCATTCACTATGCGCCAGCTACCTGCTGTTCCATTAGTTAAAGTTTTAGCATTGAAAGTATCGACAAAATCCACATCACCTGCTCTCGGACCCGCAAAGTTATACATTATTACCGACTTAAACCCAGAAATATTTGCCAATATATCACAAGTATTCAACACAGCAAGGGCTCCTCCCAAACTGTGACCAGTAACATGCACAATTTTATCTTGTTTTTGTGTCACAGCATTAAGGTAATTCATGACGGTATTCTGAGGAGATAATATGCCACTGGGGTTGGGATTGGTGGTTGGTGTGATGTAAAGCTCCTGAAAACCTAAATGCACCATTTCCTTTTGCGGAACTTGTGGTAGGAAAGAACATGGCGTTTGGTCAAATTTAGCATCTTGCTTCCATTCAGCAGTATTGCCAGTTCCGCGCCAATTTATAAAAATATAATTAGATGCAATACTTTCGGTAATAAAACCCAATGGAATAGAAGGTTTTGAAATTGGGTCAGATGCACCAAATGCATCGACTACGTTCTCATAAATTGCATTAATCACTGTAACAGGATTTTTATATAATGTATCAAAAGGTGGTGGAATTTCCCAAGGATTGACGTCGTCAACCTTAAACTGATTATACTGGTCATAAGCAAAAATAGACAATCTCATTAGTTCTGCTGCTTTTGTTAAATCAAAATTTCCAGTTGGATTAGATGTAATTTCTGATTGGGTAAGTACTCCATTACCGTCAGCATCATAATATAGGAATTGCTCAATGGTAATTGGGTTGACAGGAACGACAGGAACGACTGGAACGACAGGAGCGGGCGGGGGTTGATTGCTCTGCTGTCTATTTCTTGCCTTGGGGTTTTGATTTGTTTTTACTGCTCTGTAAAAATTTCTTCCCATTATTAATAAATATAAATATTATACATTTCACATGTATTATTTTTTTTACCAAAAAAACAATGCTAAATCAAACGCAGGACAAACCATTAAAACGCATCTAATTCCTTGTCAATAAATATTTCCTTACCAATTGTTTTAATCATCTTTTTCCCACCATTTTCTGTTATTGGGGTGCTAACATGATTCATTGTTACAAGAAATTTATCTCTTTTATCATCATTTGTTTTTATTTCTGGGTCTGAATCTCTCAGCTCTTTCAAAGTATACATTTGTTTTTTTGAAAGAGTATCTATCGATTCTTTAAGTTTAATATTTCCGTCATCTTTTTCCCATTTTTGTTCATCTTTAATGTACATTACATCTCTCTTTTGGTCAGTGCAGTGAATGGGGCGCTTGTAAACATCCAGCTCTTTTAACCCTCTCAACATGATTGTGCTGACACTTTCTTCCAGGCTCTTGTCTCTCGTAATTTCCAAATCATGAAACGTGACTTTGAGTGATTTAATAAAATCGCACAGGTTTATCGCATCTTTACACTGTTCGTTTAAAAAAATATTTATGTTGAATTTCTGTTTAATATTTTTGTGTCTTATATTATTTGTTGTTGTTGTATTATTATGATTTGCAATCATTTCTTTCAACATATCATTCTGTTCCTTCATGAATATTTTCATTGATTCATTATCTTTTAATAATTGAAGGATTAGTTCATTTTTATTTTCGCCGGACTCATCATCACATTCATTAATATAAAATTCAAGTTCTTTTTTATCCTCGCTTGTTTTCAACGACGATGAAGATGATGATGCAGTACTATTTTGAACTTCGTCAAGGTGTTTTCTAGTCATCAAATGTTGTTTAAAATGTTTACTTTTAAAGCACCTATAATTGCAATGGTTGCATATAAATATTTTATCAGTGGCACTACTGCTCTTGCTCTTGCTCTTGCTCTTGCTCTTGCTCTTGCTCTTGCTCTTTACACTACCATTGTTATCGTTTACATTTCCGCCATCAATATCAATACTGTTGCAATCTCCATTATTATCTACAACAACACTTGTTTTTTTATTCAACATATCAGAATGATGTATTTCTCTCAAGACAATGTCAATGTGTGTTTTACATTCGTATTTTTCTAATATCTGTAAAATCCAATTTTCCCATCCTCCGCTATTTTTAATGAAATCAATCATGTCAGAATAATATATTTCCGACTGGGTCTGTTTTTTCAATATATGTTTTCTTTGGTTTACATTTGTGGTGTGACCTATAAATACTTTAGTGATGTTTGGAGATAAACAACATATTTTATAAAATATCATTTCGGCATAATTTATTTTGACCTTGGGCATTCAAAAATTTATAAAATGTTCATATACATGTAATATATTATTTATTCTTATATTGTTTTTATTCGTATATTATTTTCATTGATTTTTTTGTCCTATTTTGTCCTATTTTGTCCTATTTTGTCCTATTTTGTCCCTATAAATTCAACGTATTTCCAATAGTCTTATCCACGGTCCTATTTTGTTCTTATTCATGTTTATTTTGTTCTTATACAGGCGATATTTGTCCTATTTTGTCCTATTTTGTCCTATTTTTTTGGCATATTTTCTAGATTTTTCCAGATTTTCTCGGATTTTTCCAAGTTTTTCCAAGTTTTTCCAATTTTTTCTTATGCAGTCAGGTATTTTTTTAGAATATAATCAAGACCGTGTGTGATACGGAGTTGCACACTTATCTCATAAAAAAAATAATGGATTTTTTAGGATTTTTTATTTTCAAGATTCTTTTTTAAAAATGGAATTTGGACATTTATAAATGTCCATTTTTGTTTTTAAAAAAAAAGTTTATAAAAATGATATATTTTATTAGTTTTTTGAAGAATGGTCAGAATGTTCCTATTTTGTTCTTATCCATGTTCTTATTTGTTCTTATACATGTCCTTTTTTTGTCTTATTTTTGTCCTATTTTATCCTATTTTATCCTATTTTTTGGAAAATTTCCCAGATTTTCCCAGATTTTCCCAGATTTTCCCAGAATTTTTCGGAATTTTCTTATGCAGTCGGGCATTTTTTTAGAATATAATCAAGACTGTGTGTGATACGGAGTTTCGTATTTATCTCATAAAAAAAATAATGGATTTTTTAGGATTTTTTATTTTCAAGATTCTTTTTTAAAAATGGAATTTGGACATTTATAAATGTCCATTTTTGTTTTTAAAAAAAAAGTTTATAAAAATGATATATTTTATTAGTTTTTCGAAGAATGGTCAGAATGTTCCTATTTTGTTCTTATCCATGTTCTTATTTGTTCTTATACATGTCCTTTTTTGTCTTATTTTGTCCTATTTTATCCTATTTTATCCTATTTTTTCGGAACATTTTCCAGAAAATCCCGGATTTTCCCGGATTTTTCCGATTTTTCCCGGAATTTCCCGGATTTTTCTTATGCAGTCAGGCATATTTTGCGAATATATCCGACATCATGTGTGATGTAGAGTTGGTACAGTTGTCTCATAAAAAAATAATATTTTTTTTAGGATTTTTATATTTCAAGATTCTTTTTTAAAAATGGAATTTGGACATTTATAAATGTCCATTTTTGTTTTTAAAAAAAAAGTTTGTAAAATTATATTTTTGTTTTTTTCGTATAAGTAAGTAATATAAATAATAAACATGAATCAAACTTATTGTGAAAACCGCGAAACAAACCAAGAACCAAACATAAGTAATTGAATATAAACCATGTTTACGCTTTCCATCATGACCCATCGTATTGCTATGCAATGTGGCGACATGATTGTAAAGGGTGACATTGTGAGCGTGGTAATACTTACCAGATGGTCAACTGTACAAAAGTACAAATATAATTTAGATGCACAATGATGCGAGATATTACACATTATAAAATATGCGACAATGTGTAATAAAGTATTTGAAATAACTAAAAGTGTTATATATTTGCACGCTTTGAATGCGCGCTCAAGTAATTGAACAATCTTTGATTTTATTCTTGACGCGGCGGGTTGTTGTTGTTGTGCTGCTTGCATTATGACACTTTTACTGTGTTGATTTACTGAAAAATATTGTAAGCAATATAAAACTCAATTTTATAAATAAAAAAAATAATTAAAAATATTGTAAATAATTTGTACTGAACTACATATCTTTGAATCTATATTATTATATTATTTATGATGTTGATTTTATAACTTTATATTTTTCATCTACTTTTAATAACCCATATGGAACGGATGTTAAAGCGTGTCCTAAAAATTGTGGTATCAAAAATTGCAGTTGCATTGTCATACTGCAAAAAAATTGAATTATTCTTAATATCCAAATTAGCAAAGGTTCTATGGTTGTTATTATTTGTGCCCATGTTTTTGTCATATTTATTTTTGTTTTATATGCCGGATTCCACATTTTTAAATAAATAAAATTAAACATTGCAGTTGATGAATATGTTTGTAGTATTGAACTACAAAATGAAATAAAATACACCAATATAACTTTTTTCCACGTGTCCAATATCATTCCTAAAAATTTTGTATTTACATCTGGTCCAAATTTCAAGAAATTATGTTTAAACGCTCCTTCATTATCTAAAAGTACTAAATAAACGATTAAAGATATAATAAATATAAAAAATGAAACTTTTGGCAAGAATAAAAAGTTTACGGACTTATCTTCTTCATTACTTGTCATATGGATGGTTTATTTGATTTTATTCAATTTTTTTATACTTATATATAACTTACATTATTATATTGTGAATTGATATATTTATAAATTTTTGTATGATTAAATTGATTAAATCAAAACAAAAATAAAAAATGTTGTATTTTGTTTGTTTTCATTTTTGTTACTTAATTGTAAAAGTATTTCAACTGATACATCTACATATTTTCAATTTCATGATTTTTCGTGTTCATTTTCAAGCACTTCGTTCAAATCAGTCATTAATACGCGTTGTGAATAAGCAGGATAGTATTTGTAATACAAAATTTGAAGTGTTGCTATAATTGTAGAAACCCACGAAATAATAACATACCACATTTGGTAATATATACAATATATTGACCATATTATCCCAGACACCAATCTCATCCATAGGAAATAAGACGATATATCATCAGCTTTTTTTAATTTATATGTTCTCCACATTTGTGGAATATTGTATATAACACTAAGAAAATTTCCGATGTTTATAATGATGGTCATAAATAAATCTATTTGTGAATTGGAACTTGAATGTGAATCACTAGACATAAATAATAATGGGATGATATGGCGAAAATTTTGCTAATCATTTTATATTTATACGTTTATATTACTTATATAAAATGATTAATCGAGTAACATAAGAGTGTGTCGGAAACGATACATTAATTTGTTTTATTTGTCAGTTATAGTTTTTTATCTCACATACTTTCCGGCTCGTGCGAAAGAATCCACGACGAAAATGACAAACACTCCTAGAAAACAATATAATATCAGTTCTTCTGTTACATTTCCTGTTTTTTCATCTTGTTGTTCTTCCAGCATGTGTATAATGTGATTCATTTTTTCAAGCATCTCATCTTTTGGGGGCGTCGCATTTTCAGAGACTGTCTTGAAAGTTGATTGATTATGTGGAATATATTGTTGGTAGTATTGTTTCGCGTATGAACTAGGTAAATCCATAAAATTTTCTTTTGTTACAGAATTATCATTATTGTTATCATGACTGGATTGATTCATTTGCTGCTGCTGCTGCTGCTGTTGCTGTTGCTGCTGCTGTTGCTGTTGCTGCTGGTCAGTTGTCGGAATGTAATCTGCTAAATCTTCTGAATCGCCATAAGGACCATAGGGACTTCCACCATCATCATCTCCAATATAACTTGTTGTACTAGTTGTGGCATGAGAATTTAATTTATTCATAAAATCTGAAACACGCGACTGCGATTGTTGTGACTGCGGTTGTTGTGAAGATAGTGATGATTGCTGCTGTAACGGTCGTTTAATCGTTTTTCTTAAATACGACGAGGATAATGATGATGATGTTGCGGCGGACATTTTCTTACCACTTTGATTTTTTTGATTTTTATTATTATCTACTTCTAATTCATCATTATTATAAGGTGAAGCATATTGTGCTAAAGACATTCTACTATAAAAAAATGAGATTTTATTTTAGAAAACATACGTATATACTATTAATTCAATTATTTAATTATTTAATTATTTTATTATTTAATTAATATCTTATTTTCTTCACCTATTTATATATATTGTTACACACTGTTACACATTGTTACATTGTTAGACACATTGTAGAACATTTACATAAAAAATGAACAAGTCAGTTGGAGATGTTATGAAAGATATAAAAAGTATTCAAATAAAAAACTTATTTAATAAAAGTCACTCATCTGTGACGCAAATTGCATTAGGATTGGTAATGGTTTATGCATGCTTGTATAACTCTAATATAATGCAAAATTATTACAATACAATTGCAGGTCGAATTTTAATT